ATACCATAGGGACTATAAGAAAAAAATTGATGTAAAAATTAAAACTCGAATAAAAGAAAAACAACAAAAAATAAATTTAAATTTTAGCTACGTAAAAAAAGCATTAAAGAAAAAAGGGTTTACGAATGAAGATATTACAAATAACCCTGAATTAATTGAAGTACAAAAAGAAATAATAAAAATCAAACGCTTATGCAAAATATAACAGAATTAAGAACAAGCCTGAGTGATAACTACACTCGAATGAAAGCGGGTAAAATGGGCTTAAATGTTGGCAAAGAATTAGCTAACACCGCAGGTAAAATTATCAACTCTTTAAAAGTAGAATTAGAGTACAACTCTATGATGAGTATTAAAGAAGAAATTGAATTTTTACAAAAACCTAAAACAAAGGACAAAAAACTTTAAATTTAAAAGCCCTCGTAATTGAGGGCTTTTTTTATATTATCGTGGCTTGTGAATATATGCCATCTACCTTTCTAATCTTACTTCTTATATCAGTTTCCGTTACAAAAACTTTCGTAGTAGGTTGTGATGTTGGTTCGTTAGTTGTTTGACTTCCTCTTATGTTGGGAGGTTGTACTGCACCGCCACCACTTGAACCGCCACCGCTTGTTATATTTCTTGCACCACTTAACCCTGCTGCACTAATTGAGGCAATAGATATACCTGCACCTATTTTAGCCAATGTTATTTGTTTTGCTGCTAATGCCGTATCAAATGCCGTTGTAGCACCTGCCGTTAATGCAGACCTTTGAGCCGCTGCTGCCGTATATCCTGCAATCGCTCTTTGAGTATTTATAATTACACTTGCAATAGCCGCCCCTTTTTCAATAGCTAATGCTGCTAAGGCTAAACCTTTACTTTGTCCTGCAACTTGATTAAGAAATTGCGCACCTTGTTGTGCTATTGCAACCTTACTATCTTCTATTGCTTGAGTGACTGCTAAAGTTTGGTCTTTATAATCTTTTTCATCTTGTAGTTTTTTATCTTTGAATTCTTTGTTTTTTTGTTCTTCTTCTAATCTATACTTTTGATTTAATGATGCAACATCTTTTTCATAGTTTTCCGTTAATAATTTTTGTTTCTCAAAATCATTGCCAATTAATTCTTGTTTTTTTTCTAATGACTTTTGCAAGTCCATTAATTCTAATTCAAATTGAGATTTGCCTCTTAATCTTTTCGCCTCTTCTTCTTCTGCAATTACTTTATTAATTTCATCACGTTTGCGTTTTTCTTCTTCTGCTGCTTTTTCTTGTTCTTGGAGTTTTTTATCCTGAACCTCTTTACGTTTCTTTGCTGCCTCTTCATTTCTCTTTTGCTCATTTTTTACAATCTCATTTTGTCTATTAGTTTCTTCTTGATTTAAAACTAATATTGCATTTCTTAAATCATCAAGTTGGTCTATTTCTTCTTGACTTGCTAACTTTTTCTTTTTTTTCATTTCCAAAAGGTCAGCATCTTGACGAAGTTGTTTGTATCTTAAATCAAATATTTCACGTTCTTTGCCACCTTGTGCCTCCAATAACGCTATTTGTCTGTCTATTTGTTTACTTGACTTTTCATTTGCTTTAGCTTGTGCATCAATCGCCCTTTCAGCCTCAGAACTTATACCAACAAAATCCATTACTGCGTTTTTAACTTTAGTAAATAATTCGCCAATATTTGCAAGTGCAGGTATAAAATTTAAGACCGCCTTTTTAATTTTATCGAAATTAGCAATTAATAAACCTATTGCAGTAACTATTAATCCTATTCCCAATGTTGCACCTGCAATCCTTAATAGTTTCATTGCACCCGTTGTAGTACCTACTACGGCAGCATAACGACCTTGTACGGCTGTTAATATCTTTGTCTTAGCAGTATTCAAAGCTACCATTGCAGCACTATCTCCTTGTAAGGTAGCGTTTACTTGTTGCAATCCATTTAATAAAGCGGTTGCCCCTTGTAACTTAACTAAGGTCTTTTGTAAATCTTCATTCTCACTTCCGAATAAAGCCATAGCACCCTGAGCCGCTGCAAAACCTCCGACTATTCCCGTTGCCATATCTCCAAAACCTTTTAACACTACATCAGGTCCATCAGTCGCTAAAGCCTTAACACGATTGTTTACATCGATAATAGTATCGGATAGTTTCCCTGCCCTTGCAGTTGCCTCGTCAAATGCCTTACCCGTTAAGTTACCACTTGCTAATTCATTCTTTAACTCTCTTAATTCTTGTTTAAGTGATTTGGTTTTTTCGGCTGCTTTGCCTACGGAGTCGCCTCCCTTTATATCGACTGTGAGTTGTACGTTCTTTGCCATTATGCTATTTTTGTTACTATGATTGTTGAATTAGCTTTACAAGTTGTTATTGCGGTTGTTTCACTTCTAAATCTAAATTGTGCAGTTCCACTATTTGCACCCGTTATTAAAATACCTTTACCATTTACAAAGTTTATAGTTGTATTTGGAACACCACTTGAAACCCCTAATGATGTATCGTCTGCTACACTTGAACCGCCTGATAAAGTTCCTGATGTCGCTAATTGATTAAAAAAGGACATACCTATTTGAGTGACTGCACTACTTACATCTAATTGGAAACCATGACCCGTTGTCGCTGCGGCTGCTTGTGTAAACATGTGCATGTCAAAAATATACTTTGAATTTGCAGCGTAAGAAAAAGACATACCCGTTAAATTTACGGGAGTAGTATTTGCAGCGGTTGCGGCATCATTTGCTAAAGTTAATATAGTTGAACCAATAGAATCTAATTTAATTTTTTCAGCATCACTATAATTGTTTTCAGTTTTAACATAAGTTGACCCGTTTGGAATGTCATCCATTGTCCCATCAAAAGAACCACCGCCTCCGCCTAATTGTATCTTTTTTATTGTCATTCTAATATGTATAAAGTTGTACCTACTGCTGTAATGTTTTCTATCAATGTATCGGTTGAATCCTTAATTGCTAAAGTAAACCCTGCTACTAACTTAGTAATGTAATAAGCCTTGCCAATGTTTAAAGTTTCTAAAGGTAATCTAATCGAAATATTCCCTGCCGTTGTATCAGCATTTATAAACAATGGACTACCCTCACCACCCGTTAATATTAAATCACTTGAAGTGTTTATAGTTCTATATTGTAGCATTACTAATCCATCTTTGTCAGGTGGTATGTACGTTACACCGCCACCACTTAATACATTCTTTTGTCCGATTAATTCGCCACCCGTAACTCTATCATCTAAGTTGCCCGTATCTTTGTATAAGTCAGGATTAGTTCCCCACGCACCACTTCCACGACCTCCCCTTGTTGTGCTACTTGTTTTAGTAACATCGTCAACGGGAGTTAATTTTAAAAAGGTACACTTAGTGGTTTCTTTGCCATTATAATCACTCATTTCATAAAGTCGATAGTGATTGCCATCTATTTCATAAATAGGTCTAAGACTTAAATTGTGTACGTCAAAAGGGGTTAAGTTGACATAGCACTCTAACATCTTACTATTCTTATTATTAACTTCTTCTAATCCACGTTTGTGAAACTTATTATACAACCCTTGATTAGTAACATTTATAGTTCCATTTGGGAAAGTGTAATATAGTTCTTGTGGTGTATCAAAGCAAAGGTCATAGTCAGGACTTGTTAATGTATCGTAAGTAGATGCCGCAGGATATTGCAACTCAGTACTAAAACCACCCGTTCCAAAAGCATCATCACCAAAGTACCAACTATCTCCCGTTGTAAGTCCATTGTAGAATAGTATCTTAGGTTTAGACTTATCGTTTCTCATTCCCTGAGTTACATCGTTTTGTAAGTCAGTAGGCAATGGTCTAACTTGTTGGTCTACGGGTTTATAATTAGTAGCTAACAACATTAGACTAAAAGGTATCTTAACCTCTTTTGTGCCTTGTAAGAAATCGTTTTGAATATCAATAGTTACATCGCCAAAGGTTCTACCCGTTCTTTGATTGTATAAGTTATTGTGATAGTCTTTATCTAAATCATAAGTAAATCTGTAAAACTTTTCTTTTGCACCGCCTATTGGTTTAATTATAAACTCCTTATTATAGTCGACCTTGTAAGTCCAATCAATTATCTCATTAGTGTAATAATTATCTCTCGGTTCAATTAGATAGGTAAGGTAACCTCCTGAGTTCGGGTCATTAGCTTTAAAGTAGTAAGGTTCAATATACATATTAAACATTTTTACCAATCCCATTACAAAGTCTTTCTGAGTCATTTCAGAACTTAGCAAACTATTTACATTTATAATATCATTAACTCCGTAGTCTTTATTTAAGTAAATGTCAAATCTTGATGAATCAATAGATATTTCAGTACCTTGTATAAAATTAGCTAAACAAAACTTATAAGTCCTTGTGCTATTTAATCTCACGTTTACTGAGGTGTTTAACCTTGCTACTTGAATTGATGCGTTATTTGCTAAAGTTGAAGTTAATTGATACGCTGCCCCTATAATAGTAATTATATTACCTAAATCATCTATTAAATACATATTGCCCCCAATCGCTTGACCTGCTAATAATGTACTACCGCTTACATTTTTAAATACGGGATTTAATATAGTTGAAATATCATAATCATTTGTACTAAGTACATTTAATTCGCCCGTAGTATCGTCATATTCTAAGTTTGTATCTTTTATTTGACTTGTAAAAATAATAGCGTTATTAGTGTATAAACTTAACCCCGTTCTATTTGGAGTATAAGCCTTTAATCCACTTGTTCCTAAATCATAACTTATCCTGCTATTTTCAATGTCTGTTTCAGTTCGTGTCATTCCCGAACTATCCCCTTTATAAATTAACTTCTCAAATGTTTCACTATTAATGAAGTCTGAGTAATACCTAAACCCTGCATCTAACCATATTTTGTCCCAAAGTGTTTTAACAAAAAACCATAAGTCAAAATCACCAACTTTCCAATAGTCTTGTAATTGCCCATTAGAAGTCATTACATCGGTCTGTCTGCCATTCTTAACTTGTGGATAAACATAACCACTTGCATTACTCCAACTTGACTCAATTACCGCCCTTGTGTAAACGTGGTCAAAATCAGACATATCTAAATCAGACATCTTTCTACCCTCAATCGTTTTAAAGAAGTCTGCATTTTCGCCATAGATAATTAACTCATATTCGATTAACTCCTTAGTCTTGTTAATATTAGTCAACTGAGCATAACCTGTTATAACGGGCAAACTATCTTCATAGTATGTTGCCTTTACTTTTTTAGTAGGATTATAAAACGGGTCAAACTGAACATTTGAACTTATAAACATTGAGGCATCAAAGTAACCGCTAAACACTTGATTGTTTACTCTACTACTCGGTAATACGATTGTCTTTGTAAAGTGCGACTTCCTCTGATTAGGGTCTTGAACATCGTAAACAGATTTCGTAACGGGTACTAAATCCTCATCCATCAATTCAATTTGATACTCGCCTATTTCTAAAATTCTATCCATTAAAATCTTTGTCTATAACTTGCGTTGGTGAATTGCACATCTATCTCCTCAATAAACATTCCATCCTTACGGGTGTCTTTATTAGTGTACGATGATGTTGATATTTTAATCGGGTAAAGTTTGCCATTCTGAAATATAAATGCTAAAGGGGATTTAACCATTTCAGCAATCCATTGACTCTCAATCGTGCTTATATAATCGGTTCTTAATTTAATTGAACTCTCTATCCTTGTATTGAAAGCGGTGTCGCCCGTTTCATAACTTGAACGGACAAAACTATTACCTACTACTGCACCACCTTGTTTTAAGTAGAAGTCTTTAGTTACTTGGTATGATTTATCATTTGCAAAGTTAAAGTTATACGCATCAAATCTACCTAATTTGTTTAACCAAAATATTCTAACGGGTGTGTATTTATAACAATCCCTATCTATTTGAAAGGTTAATAACTCTGATTGAGGGGTGTTGGAAGTATTTAATATTTGAATGGTGTACTTATCTACTGCATCGGTGTAAATTGGTTGTGTGCCACTTGTTAAGGTTAAGTTGTTTATACTGCCCGTTCCTACATTAATAGATAAAAATAACTCATCTGTATTAGTTGAACCTGTAAATGTATTGTTTTTAATATAAGTACCTATTAAAGAACCATCGAAACCATAAGTCTTAATTTCAAATTTAGCGGCAAATGTCAATCCTGATTCTTGCATAAACCCTAACTCAAACAAGTCTGCAGTACCTATTCTAATATCAGCACCCCTTAACCCCGTTAAAAAGTACTTACCGGTAAATGAATCTATCACATAGTCTTTAATATAATCAGTCTTAAAAGTATCTTCATATTCAAAAGCCGTATTAACCGCTATTAAGGTGTTAGAGTTAGTTGGAGAACCACTTGCAACATTGGTGTTAGTAGTTCCACTTAATTCAGCAAACTGAATGTAAAATTCTTTGAACACATTAGATGCCTTATAAATGCCTGTTGTATTGTTTACTATGCCACTAATATCATAGCTTACTTGGTTTTGAATAGTCCTTTGAGCGTCAAAGTGCGCCTTATCTCCATAGATTGATTTAGGCTTAACGTATTGAGCTATTGCCTGACCTGCTACTATTGGTTTAATCTGATAAGAGAATATCGGTTGCGTATTGTCCGTATCAACTAAAAAGTCAATGTGATTAAATGCCGATACTAAACCGCTCGGTTGTTGATTGATTGTAATTGCCACACTTATAAAACAAAGTTAATAGTTTATTATTGTTACTCAATAGTCAATGTCAAATTGATGTCCCCACCTAAAGCATCTTCAAGTCTTGACGCTAAATCGTTAAACGCTGCCTCATTAAAGGTTGGTTTCCAAAATGGTTTCTGATTGACCCCTTTTTGTTTTACTGCAAATGCCATTCCTATTGCTGCCTTTTCAATAGTAAATTTATTGTTTCTTGGATACTTAGGGTTAGCAGGTACTCGTGGTATGTAAAGTGCTATACTCTTAATCATATCCCTACTTGGAAATGGTGTCTTAAAACTAAACACTCCACTATTCTTAACTTGGTTTTTCAATCCTCTTACACCCTCATCAAGATAAATGTAATAGTCGTCAGCGGTAAAACCTATCCCGATATTTAAACCATCTACTTTTAACTCAGTTGTAGTTATTGATTGACCTAATAATGGTTTGACTGCAAACTGACTATCTAAAGTTTCAACGGCTTTCTTTTGCCTTTCGTCTGCCCATTGTTTTAAAACCTCACTTATTGTTTTAGTTATTTCAGCACTCATTTTATATCCGTTTTAAATATCTCTACATCTTTCAAATACGCCATGTGATTAAGAAACTCAAATATAGGTGTCTTAAATATCTCATTCCTTTTTTCAAAGCCTACCATTTTAATTATTACATCGTACCAACCCCACTTTAAGCTAAACCAAGTACTAACTCCCCCTCCTGAAAATAGCTTGGCATATCGTGATGAAATTTCAACATAACCGCGCAAAAAAAAACCGCAATCGGATAAGCCACTTCTATTGATAAATCGTTTTGAAACTCATTTGCTCTATCCATTATATCGCGTTCATCGGTGCATAAGGTTGCTAATATCAAATGTAAGTTCTCAATTATCTTATCGGGGTCTTGAGTTAAAGTACCCATTGAAACCCATTGTTCAACATTCCAATGATGTACTTGTTGCGTAACTTTATAAACCTTACCATTCAATTCAAACTCTTTTACCCACTCGTTATCTTTCATTTCAGCATCAATAAGAAATTGATACTTAGCTAATCGTTTATCAAAGTCTTTTACTAACCATTGACTTGAAAGTGTCTTAGGCACTCCCTCAAATATATCTAAGATTGCCATGCCTACTTCATAAGCGTTTCCATCAAAGTGTTTAAATGCTGATTGTAGTTTTTGGAATTGAAGTATTGTTACGTCTTTAAATGTCATCTATTATAAAACAAATTTAATTAATGTTTATTGTTAGTGCTACTTACTACTCTCTAAAGGCTTTGTGTCGAAAGCATCTTCATACTTCTTTGCATAAGTTGGACTCCAATGGTCGCCTGAACATACCCATTTTTGCCCATTCTTATCAATGCCTACTAAAATCATTAAGCCTTTATTCACTTTGCTTTCCTCAAGAAAAAATTCTTTAATTTTTATCATTTCGTTTTTTAAAGTTTTATTATTTTTAATGCAAATATAAGTATTTTTTACCTTAAATGATACTTACCATAGTTAGCCCCATATTTAAATTCAAAGTATTGCCTCATTAAAAGTATATCTCTAAAATCGGGTGACCTCCCTATGTTTTGTTTAATCTGTTCTTTTGGTAGTATCCTTAACTTACCATCCCCATCCCCATTATAAGACTTTAATTGTTCAAGTTCCTCAATTATATCCTCTTTAGTTTTTTGACTTACTTCTGCTTGTATGTAAATTGAATTACTCTCTATTTTTTCTGCTAACTTATAACCACATTGAGATTGTAAGTTAAAAAAGTTTTGCGGTTGACCTTGCACTTCAATAGGTCGCCCGTTATTTGTAAATCCTAATATACCACAATTATCCACAACACCACCACCAACACCATCCTCATCCGCTATACATGATGTTTTAGGTAAGTTATGTTTAACCCTCATTGCATTAATACATGATTGTATTTCTGTCATTTTACTAACTTCAAAGATATGCAACTCAATTAATATATCTCCATCCCAAACGGAAACAATAGCCTTATCACTTCCAAACCTTGCTATATCCGCAACTAAATACTTTTTATTTGTAGGTTGTATATGATTGTTTTGAAATAGATTTAATATATTGTCATACTCACATAGTGCATCGGGGTCATCATCATATTCCCAATTCCCTTTTAAAAGCCTTTCTTTTGCGTTCTTACTTAATATTCGATTAAGATTTTCAAGATAACCTGCATCTAACATTTTATTATCCTCAGGCAATGCTTGGATAAACTTTTTATATGGTTCAAGCTGTCCTATCTTATTAGGCTTGTAATAATCTTTATATAAATAGTTCTTTGATGGATTGCAAGTTTGAAGTAGTTTGCCTTTTAGATTATACTTATCATTTTTCCATCTACCTATTGAGGCGTGTAGGTTTTCTTTTGCATCACTCTCAAACTCCCCCGCCTCCTCAATCATTCCCCTTGTCATTTGCATTGAACCAAACCTCATGTACTGAGGGTCACTTGGTAAATACTTTGCCTCTAATAAAAATACCTTTGAACCATTGTACAAAGTGTAAAAGTTATCTGTTCCATTAAAATTATAATACTTTTGATTTAATCCCCAATATCCAAATACTTCATGTATTGTAGGTATTGTAAACTTTCTAATATCATTTAACTTCTTTCGAGCAATAAAGTAATGCGTTTCAGGATAGAGAAAAGCATCTCCAAATATTAGATTAACTCCACCAAATGATTTTCCACTACCTTTTGAACCTCCGTAAACAATATCAGTTATAGCAGGGTCAACCCATGCCTTAGCCATTTCTTTTTGCTTTTCGTTCCCGTTTGTATCAAATAGTAATTTCAATTTTGTTTAACTTTTTTTGGTATCCACACGATGGACAAATGGCATTTTGTTTAACTTTTTATTTTATTTCCATTCCTGTGATGGTTTCAATCTTTGCAGTTATATCAGATTCGGTCTGTTCTTTTAATCCGTTTAACCTTTGAGTTATTGATGCGTTATATTGACCTACCATACCACCCTCTATTTGGTCGTTCCTGACTGCCTTGCGCACACGATTGCAGATAGCTACATATTCACTATATCTATTATCTAAATTGCAAAAGTAATGGCTTAAATCGGCTATTATACCTTGATTAGATAAGTATAATTCAAACCCCTCCATTGTTAAAGGTCTTTCAAGTGGAGTCTTAACTCTTTCGCCCTCTTTACCTACATACTCTACTTTGTATCTTGGGTTCTCTTTTGTTTCTTTAGCATAAGCCTCAAAGTACTCCCACATCTTTTCGGGGGTTTCTATGTATTTATGTTTAGCCATTACGATTTAATTATTATTTGAATACCTTTGTCTTGTTGTTGCTCTATTATAATAGTGTGCCAATTAGGACTTTGTTTTTTTATCTGTTCTACATCTTCCTCTGTTTGGTCAATGTAAACCATTCTCATTTTACCGAGTGATAAAAGGACTGAATAAAGTTTAGGTTCTATTGTTTCCATTAGTTTAATTCTCCACTAAAATTATACACATCATTTGTAAAATATACCTCGCCATTCTTTTTGATATAGCCTCCACGATTGTATTTTGACTCAGGCAAAAAGTTAATGTAGTTATCTTTCGGAGTTGATACCGCTTTTACTGATATTGCAGTAACTCCACTAAAACTTATTTCGCCATAACCTGTACCATCCATTCTTAACTTACCACTCACTTGTCTATTGCCTCCACCCATTGTATGTAAGTTGCCCTCAAACTCGTAGGTCTTGTTTTGTTTTTCTTTACTGCAACTAATTAAAGTTATTGCAAGTATTATTAATATTTTTTTCATATCTTAATTTGTTTGTTTCAATCATTGTTAATAGTTCCTCATTTGATAATTCCTTTAATATCCTTTCAGTTGTTGCGTGGCTATTGTCTTGATGGTAATTATTTTCTGATAACTTAACAACTACAAAAGGTCTTGGACTAACTAATAAAGGTGGCTTACCATATTCAGATAAACCCCATGTAATAATCTTATCTCCTTTTTTATAATGTGACCATAAAACTGCCATAGTTGAGAAGTCATCCTCTTTGCCTTTTCGTGGCATCAATTCATAACCTTGCGTTTTTATGTATTCAATAAATGTATTACTTTTTTCCATCCGTATTTATTAAGTTGTTCTAATAGTCAAAAGGGCAAATCATCTACTTTCTCACTTTCATTAACTTGACTTCTTGTGTCAGTTGGTTTGGTGTAAGTATCGATTTCAAGATAGTGAGTAGGCTTACCCTCTACTATTGTCTGTTTCTTTTTTAGGTTGCAATTAACCCACTCTTTACCCTCCATAGCCTTGTTAAGTGCTTGTAGGTCTGATTTTGAAAAACTAATCTTTAGCATTTTGCCAAACTTAGTTTCGATTGTCTTAGCGTTTCCGCAATAAATTTTCTCGCTCATGTTGTTTTATTTTGTTTCTATTTCTACTATTGATTTTAATGCTTTGAAAAAATCAGGGTTTTCTCTTTTATACATATTTTGTTCTTCTATTCTTTTTAATAGACCATAACAATCAAGAATGGGTTTAGTCCATTCATCTAAATTGTCTTGAAGTCTTTGTTCAATTAATCTTAAAATTACTACATCTTTATAAATATAACTTTCGCTTACTTCACCCTCCCTTGCATCACCTAAAGTAATAAACTTAATTTCAAAGTGTCCTTTTAATAATTTAATTTTTGAAAGTTCAATTAATAGTTTTAATTCTTTTTCAATTTTGTTTTGTTGTTCTGTTCTTGTACTCATTTTGTTGTTTTTATATTTTGTTGGGGTGTGTTATCACTTACCTGTTTTGGCTTCTCTTTTGGCTTGTCCTTAGTTATTTCAATATTAATATAGAACATTGCAAATATACTATTTAATTTTTATTTAACAAAGTATTTATTATCTGACATCTTAATTCGTAACTCTTTTGCATCGTGTAATCCTTAGCGTAATCTTGTAAACCTAATGCATATTCATTCCTTTGATGTTCACTTCTTATAAGTAGTTCAATAGCCTTACGCCACTCTTTCGCACCATTAACTCTTAAGCCTTGATATTGTTTAACATCTGAGTAAGTTCCTCCATTGGTTATGATTGGAATTGCACTTGCAGCACTCTCTAATAGTTTAAGATTAGATTTGCATGATGTATATAGGTCATCATAACTCGGTAGCAATGCAAAGTCAATCAGTCCATACATATCCATATAGTCGTCTACTTCCACCGCCTCAAATACTTTAACTTGATGTTGCCAATTTCCACTCCATATTCGTTGTAGGTGTTCCCAATATTCAGGTACATAACCTGATGCCCCACCTAATACTCTACTCGCTTTATATTTGTGAAATAAAGGAATAGCCAATAGTCTATGGTCTAAGTGATGGCTAAGTGTTCCTATCCACCCAAATGATAACTCATGTTCAACTTGAGTGCCTCCTGTGGTTATTGCATTGTGAACTAATATTGATTGAATATTAAACTGACGATATAGTTCATCTCTTAACTTCTTACTTGCCGTTGTAACGATGTCTGCGTTTTTCAGGTGTGCAATTATGTTTGATGTTATTTCAGCCTCATTAGGTTGTCTGTTTAAATGCCACAAAGGTCTTTCTACCCAATCATCTATATCTACCCATACCTTTGAACCTTTAATTTGAAGTTCTTTTATTGATTGTAAACTTTGATGTATGCCTCTTACATTGTAAACTATGATGTCCTCAGGTTCGGTTACTTGAGCCACAAAGTCCACTTTAAAGTATTGAAAGGGATTGAATAGTCTGTGATAATTAACCCCTTGCGATTGACCTAATATTATTTTCATTATTCCCAAATATATTTAATCATTAATACAACCATAAATACATAAGCTATACAACAAGTATAACCTAAAGAATATCCTAATTTTTTTTTAATATACTTCATAAGTGTTTTGGTCTATTCTTTTATTCTCTACTCTATAATTTCCATTCTCTTGAACTATCACTCTCGCAAATCCTAAGTTATGTTTGCAGTTGAACGGGTCATAGTTAGGTGCTAAGGTGCATAAACAAGCTACTGAATAAGTTGTATTCAAGTCGCCTTGCAAATTGCTCTCACTATGTTCAGATGTTGTATGACAATGACCGATAAGCATTGAACCTTTAATCTTGTTATACACTCCCTTTGCAGGATTAACGGGACTAAAGAAACCTTTTACAATCATGTGACCATGTGTCACAGGTAGCTTGCCAATCATTAATACATTTGTTTGAGGTATCCAAACTATTCCTTTCTCTCTTAACTTTAACCTTGCTGATAGTGTATAGTATTGGTCGTTAAATAGTACGGGTGCTTTTTTCATTAGATACCTCATATACCAATTATCGTGATTACCCTCTACATAATATATCGGACACTTGAACTCACTTATTAACATATCAAGAAAGTCCTCAGTCATCTGAAACCAATCTCTTACATCACTTGTATTTGGTGGTGGTGCATCGTGATTTGTAAATGGTTCGTTGTCGAGTAAATCCCCGTTAATAACTATGCAATTAATCTTATTAGTCTTACCATATTCAAGTGCCTTACCTAATGCCTCAACATCGTGATTAGGGAAATGTATGTCACTAATTATTAAAACATTGTTACACTCTTTTGGTAAGTCAACAAACTTTCTTTTTTCGCCTTTACTTTGCGGTAAGTTGTACTGAGTAATGTGGTCAGGGTTATGGTCAACTCTTTTATTATGTCGTCTGTCTTTACCTTTTGAACCACAAACATCTCTAACTATTGCCCTTGTATTTTCGAAGTCGTCAAAGATAGCAGGGTAAGTTTCTAACAAGTAACGGACTATTGCATTTTTACTTAGTTTAGGAAACTCTAACAGAGTCTTAATTGCTATATCTCTTTTTTTAGCCATAATGTTTTTATTTAGATGTCAATACGAGACTCGAACTCGTATTCCAACAAAGTTGGGTGTTGCCATTACACTAATTGACATCGCTTTTACAAATATAATTAAATTCTTTTAAAAACAAATAAAGTATTTCTAAACCAATGTGCTTTATCTTCTATTACTGACCTTGCATCTTCGGTTTCTTTTTCCATTAATTCAAAACCTCTCTTTTCAAACTCAGGTATTATTTCGTGGTTATCTAAGCAGTTGACATGACCGAAACCCTCTTGACCTCTTACTGCCCATGATGTTATTAAGTACTCTTTAGTGTGTTTAGTTATGTTGTCTAAGTAAATAGACATAAAATATTTAGGGATGTGTTCGCCAACTTCAAGACTAATTGATAAATCACTTTCATATAACTTAAATCCCTCTATTGTAGTTGTTAAATCTTTCTCAACTATATTGTCATAAACCGCTTGTTTAGGTTTATTTCCCTCAACTCCTAAAATATAAACCCAATTACCAAAGTAATCATTAATGTCTTTACAATATTGCCCTAATCCACAACCATAATCTACTACACTCAGTTGTCCATTTTCTCGCATAAAGTTACAAATCCACTCACTTAACTTCTCTGAGTGTACATGGTGGTGGTGTGCGGTTTCGCCATTCCAAAAACCTGTTTTTGATATTTCGCTCATAATCTGTTAATATAAATAAACCAACAATCATTCTCTACTTTGTGAGGTGTGCCAAATATTTCTGTGACTGCTTTATTAACTCCCTCCCATGCGTGAAAGTCATGACCTGACATTATTCCATTAGGTTTCATTTTAGGTAGCCACGCCTCAATGTCTTTTATAACGGCCTCTCTGCTGTGGCCTGCATCGACGAATAAAACATCAACTGAATTATCATCAAAGTATTGTGCAGCCTTATGTGATAATGAAACAATCGTTTTAATCTTATTGCCTATTAGTGATACATTGTAAGTATAACTTTCTTCTATTTCTGAGATGCCCTCGTATGCTTTTATCTCGTTTGCATCCGTTGAATTAGTCGCACCTTGAAAACTATCAATAGCAAAAAAGTTTATATCCCTTTTTTGTTTGTGGATTTCAACACCAATAAATGAAGTTGACTTACCTTTGTAACAACCTAACTCTACAAATGTACCACCCTCAGGCGTTGCATCAAGTAGTTCTAAGTATTGTTTTTCCATGTTGAACCACCCCTCAACTAAGTGATAGTAATGTTCTATTTTTTTAAATCTTTTATTTGCCATAAGTTTCTTTGTAATATTCTTCTCCATCGTGGTTACTATCTCCACCATAAGCACTATCCCAAGCCATTTCTATTTGAAATTGTTCCATTTCTTTTGCTTGTTCTAATATTGCGTTCCAAGTTAGTTTATCTTTAGGACTATCCCAAAGTTTTTCAAATAGATATTCTGTTGCGGTTTGTTTCATCTTATTATTTTTGCTATGTTTAATGTATTTTTATATTCCTCTCTTATTCTCCATTCCTCTTGTTCGTAATGGTAACCCCACCTCATTTGTTTATTTTCATCTGATAACCTACTTGCATAACTCTTATACTTGTTTACTAATAAGTCAACATTAATAAATTTCATGTGGCACAATTTCGGTCTTACACTTGAAAATATTACATCGCCAATCGGTTCAGCATGATGGCAACCTGCACCATAGTTAATCTCCTTAATGTACTTCTTATTAAAGCAAACTATTTTATCATATTGCTTAGCCTCAACTCCATGTCTAATATTACATACATCGTCTGTATTATCCACATTGCACATATTATATCCTTTACTTTCGAATAGTGTTTGATTAGTGTTTAAGTCTTTAGATGTTATATCCAAAAACTCGTCAGCATCACAAACTATTACCCAATCTGTTTCAGCGTGTTTCCATGCGTTATTCTTAATCTTTAGATAGGTAGAGTCACTTAGTTTATTTCCCGTGTGATAAGGTATGTAAGTCAAGTTAGGAGTTGATAAACAAATGTTCTTAGTGCCATCGGTTGACTCATTGTCATACACTACTATCTTGCAATCAGGAAATCTATCACGATACCACTTGATGAAGTGAGGTAAGATAAACTCTTCGTTATATGTGATTACTATTATGGTTATCATATTTTAATAAGGGTTATTGCCCATTTTAAATGAACTTTTTTTAGTAGGATTTTGTCTGTAATATTTATACATATTTTCATACATCAATTTTCTATCTTTTATTCTTTTCTTTTCTTTTCTTTTTTCGCAAAAATCAACTATTAATATTACAAGAATAACGTAAAATATAAAAACTATTAAAAATATTAATATTATCATAAGTCTAATGTGCTAATTCTTTTATTGTCTATGTAAACTGAAAGTAAACGCTCAAGTATAAAGGTGTGAAATGTATAGTAGTCTAATCCCGTTCTTTCTTTTATTTGCTCAGGGGTTAATCCACTTTGATAATCGGCATCTTTAAACGCTAACTCTGAATACTTGCAGTGCATAAATAATATTGCATCTTTTAATAATTCAACATACTCTTTATAAACCTTACCTTTAGCAATAAAAAAGTTTCCATATATCGTGTGCTTAGGTTCTTTAACTTCTAAGTTTAACTCTTTACATATTACTTTAAACAACTTCATAAAACCTTTATGGTTCTTTTCTGTAAACTCTAAATATGGTTCGGGCAATGGTTGACAAATATTAATGATGTCGTATCTTTTAAAGTGTTTTTTTACCATTGCATTGTATAAAGTATTCTTAGTATGACCTGTTTTGTAGTTAAACTTCCACGAAAACACTCCGTAATACTTATCGTCTGTAAAGGACTTTGATAGTTCAATCATAGGGTTGTATTCAAATAAGTAAGATTGTTGCTCTACACTCTTTATATGGCTATTGTCGTACTCTTTTTTAAAGTAATGGTGCTGACCTTTATCATATACTATTGATGTAACTTCTACATTGTTTAATTCTATTGGTGTGAAGTCTATTGTTTTCATAGTTTTTCTAATTTTTTTGCAAAATTAAGTAATGACCTTATTTCATCAATATTCATTTTTTGTGACATTGCAACTAACCATTTTATATCTTTTTTTTTCACAATAATTCTATTTCTTTTTTAATATCTTCAAAATGTTGAATATCTAATTCTGTAACATCACCAAATGTTTTGGCATATTTAATCAATTCATCAACTGCTATTAAAGCACATTGTTTGGCATTATCTTCTTGCTGATATTGTCTATTCATAGCGTTATTTCCATTTGAAAAATATGAATAACTTATAAACTTATCTACTAACTGTTTTGCTTTTTGTTTTGGTGTCATATCTTATTTTTAAAATAATCTTTTAAATATTGTTCGTATTCTCTTACCGCCTTGCGAACTTCAAAATAAGGTAGTTTAATTTGTTTTTGTGCCTTTAAAATATTTCCTTTGTGGGTTATTAGTATATCGTAAATGTTCGCCCAATACATTCGTTTAAAATCGTTCTTGTCTTGATTTACTTTCTCGACTAACTTATCTAAGGCAAACTCAAAATACTGCTTATATTCAATTTCACTCTTTGGGTTTTCAATCCCTACTAAACTTAATCCGCTTACCATTAAACTATCTTTCTTAATGTTGTTCTTAAAACTATTATAAGCACATTGTATAGAGTAAGCAATCATGTTTGTATTTTCTAATTCTGTTTTGTGGATTATTCTTTCAATAACTATTGACCTTAACTCCTCCCAATCTTGTCCGTATAACTTTTTGCATACTTTTATCAGGTCGGGCGAATTGTAGATAGTCAATATGTTGCCTTTTTGTAATCTTCTAAAACATCTTTTTCAAGACCTTTTAATTTATTTTTTGCTCTTAATATAGTTAATCTTGATGGTCTATATGTATACAATAAGATATCATCAATTACCATACTACCATAAGGATAATTTGCTATCCATATAGTGTATTCCCCTAATCTTGCAGTATGGTAATTTACATCCTTAAAATCATATTTATCTAATAATACATTAAATAATTCATCTAATACTTGATTGTATTCATTATTCATAAACCAAAAATTAGGTCTAAATATAAATTGCAAGTTTAATATAAATTCTTTCATTTTAATTGGCTTTTAATAGCTTGAATATTGTCGCTTAATAGTTTGCCTACATATAAGTATTTCTTATCTTGTGGCACTTCCTGAGGTGCTAATTCGTTTATCACTGAGTTAGGTATCGTTACAAGTATTTGACCTTTCTTGTCAATCCATTGCATCGGCTTACGACCGCAATTCTTTTTATTGTTTGGTTTTTTCATCACGTTACAAATTTACTTTATTTAATTAATATTTTATAGTAAGTTATTAACATTGATTACTCAGTTGTATTCTTACCCTATTCTTAATCTGCATGTATCTAACCCATAACTCAAATGACTTGCACTCTTTCGCTATTGTAGTATTTATCTTAACCACTTCTTTAGGGGTTATTAGTTGTCCGAATATTGCTGAGTCGTTCATAATAATTCTATTTCTTTTTTAACTTCATTCCAATACTCAATTTCATCATCAAATTTATTAGGGAGTTTGTCTTTCTCTAATTCTTGGAAGATGTAATCTATATGTTCAAATATTTCATTGACTGATATTAATGCACATTGTTTGGCTAATTTTTTCATAGCATATTTAATATACCAATTATCATTTTCATCTGATGTTTTAGTTAATTGATGATACTTATCAAATAATTCTTCTGCTTTTAACTTTGGGGTTTTCATAATGTTGCTACTTGGTTTATTGTTTCAATTCTTTTTTCAACTTCATCATAAGCCTTTCTAAAATCCTTTTCATAACTATACCTATTCTCAAAGTCTTGTAAGTGGTGGATTAAAGTTGCATGGTCTTGATTGATTAATAGTGCTGAAATGTTTTTTAAACTTCTGTCCGTTCTTTCTCGCATTATCTTGTAGAAAAAAGTACGACCGATAACATACCATTTAAACCTTGTGCGCTTGGTTATGTCCACGCCTACTACACTATTGATAATCTTTATAATTCTTTCATAGTCAACTAAGGTTCTAAATTCAACCTCAGTCTGTTTCTTAGCATAAAGCCTTAATAACCTTTGCTGATTGATTTCTATTTGTCTGTCTAATTGTGTCATAATGTTTTGTAAAATTCTATTTTAATTGCGTAACTTGGTAGAGTAGGGCGAATAGTAAATCCATAGTCTAATGACTTTGCTAATACAATTATATCGTATATTAAAGTGCTTGTCATGTCATCTATTATTAAATCTACATACTCGCCATCTGTTTCTATTTCGTAGTTGTTTTCATAATTACCTACTACTTGTTTAAGTTCGTTTGCTAATTGGTTCATAATTGTTTTTCTATAAATTGGTGGAATTGTGGATACTGATTTAATCGGTTTTCAAAGTTTGCCTTTTGCACTTCGTTTAACTTATACATTTGGTTTGCCTCTCCTACATTGTCAAGTATTACTACATCAAGATTAACCGCCTCTACTTTTACTTTGTTATCTTCTTTGTAGGCTGAAACATATCCGCTTACCTTGTAGGTCATGTTACCTAATGCACAATGTAGGTCTTTTAGTTCTATTACTTTTGTCATGTTGTTTTAAATAATTAGTACAAAGATAGGGTTACATTCCATATAAACAAGATATTTTTTAAATTATTTTTAAAATAGTCTACAACCCTAATAAATACAAGCATATTCACTTATAAATATTTAATCTTTTTTGATATTTTAACCTCAATTCAACCCTTTTTTCAGTGGTTCGGGGCAACATTTCTTCTTGATTTTTCATTTTCAATTCTAAAATTACACTTTTTGCGTTCTGAATTGCCTCTTTTATTTCCTCTTTGCTAATCTTTAATGTTGGATATTTCCGCTTTTGTTCAAGATATAAGTCATAGATGTTTAGTTTTTCCAACATTTCTCTATACTCCAATAGGTTTCCACTTAGATGTTGATTGTCGTGGACTGATTGAGAATACATATTGAATAAATTAAATTGAAGTGCAGGATTAGAACCTCTTGAGGCCATATGGCCACATTCATCTGTATCTTTATAAGGTCGCCCACTACTTATGCAATTACAACCTTTGTCTATTAACCTTACAATCAAGTTGACCTGTGCCTGTAAAATCTTTTTCCAATAACTTAAATTTTCTAAGTCCTTTAATTTAGCTTTGTTTTCTTTACGCTTTTGGTTTGCCTCTGTCATCTTTACTTTTGGGATGTGTATCTTTGAGTATTCTATTGAGCAAATTGGCGAACACACAACCTGCAATGGTTTTACAGGTGTGTATTGCGCTTTACATATCTTACATAGTTTTGGTTTCATTAGAATAGTTTAGGTTGCATATTGTTTAACATCTTAGTTTTTGCAAGTTTAAAAAAATCTTTCTTAATTTCAAACCCATACGCCTTTCTGTTTTTTTGTATCGCTGCCCTTAATGTTGAACCACTACCTGCACAAGGGTCTATAACTACATCACCCTTATCTGTAAATATTTCAATTAAATTTTCTAATACTTTGATTGGTTTTTGAGTCGGATGTATTTTTTCAGTTTCGCTATCTCTTACCCAATCCATACAATTAAAAACCATTTTACCATTATTATTAAACTTTGGCAATTTATCACGATAAAGAATTACGGCATACTCACAATTACCAACTACTCTCATATTTGCTTTTAATACTTGTGCGCTAAAGTTTTTCCTAAATACTAAGTTAATATAGTTATTTAAGCCGTATTTTTTAGCCTTTTCTATTAATTCAAATTGTTGGTCAAATGCGCAAAATACAATCATACAAGGTGCTTTGCCTGTTTCTTTTGGTTCTTTCATTAACATAGTTGAGCAAAAATGTAAAAACTCACTAATTCTAAAGTTTTTATCTGTATCAAAAAACTCTGTACCTGCTAATTCACTCTCACCATTTTTATTATCTCCCCCCTCATACCAACTTGGATTTGAGGCGTAAGCATTATTACCTAAATTATAAGGTATATCTGCTATTATTAATTGCGCTTTTGGTATATTATAGCGTTTGTAATTTTGGAAATGGTCATTATATAACTCAGGTCTAAATTCAAATTGTTGTTTTCTTTTTGTATTCATTTTATTCCTCTGTATAACTATCTTGTAACTGACTAATCAAATCCTCATTAGCTAATTCTGCAATCTCCTCAAATAGTAAACTATCCGCTAAGAATGGTATTTGCATTTCTAATTTAGTGACTTTGTTTGATTGCTTGTAAACTTCTAATGTAGTAACTACTTTGACTATCTCTGCCATTGGTAAGCCATCGTCATCTTGACCTCGTGTATAGTAGATTTCGCAATCCATTTCAATGCAATCAATAAATTGTTCTGTGCTATAAATTGTTTTTTTCATTTCGCAAATATATTATTTATTTTTTAAATAAAATAGGGTTGTAAAAATTTTATTTTTTCTGTCAAAATATCAATATCACAATCCAATATCTCAAAGGTGTAAATTTTAAGATTATTGTAACCGCTATCATTTGGTTGATGTGGCAAATCTTCATCTATTGAATTGGCTATCCAAAACAATTTTGTTTCTAAATCAATATCCGTATTGTTAGTGGCTAACTCTCTTATCTCTTCTAACTCACTTAAATAAGGTAGATAGATAATTAACTCAGCAACGTGCTTATTAGTTAATATTGCGTTGCTAACTAACTGCCAATAGTACTCAGGAAACTCTTTTTTGAATAGTTGTATATCGTTTGCCTCCATCATTTCATACATTTGAGCAAATGACTTGCGTGTATAAGGGCATTTAATGTCGAATACACAATCTTTTGAAACTCCATCAGGACTACCACCCCAATAGTCAATCTGAGGGTGTTGTATGAAGTCTTTTGAAGTCAACTTATAATCAATCGGTAAAAGGTCAAATACTCTTTTTTCAACTAATTTTCCCCATGTTGTAGGTCGTGCTGACGTTTCTTGACTAATTCTACAATTCATACGTCTTGCAATCTTTAACTCTTCTAAGTAACTTAGCATTGGGGCGTATTCTTTTTTTGGCTTGTCTTTATTTTTTTTCTTTGTTGCCTCACTTACTTCCTTATATGGCTCAATAAGTCTATATACTTGACTGCTTGTTATTTTCCCGTTTCTTAATGCGTTCATAATGATTCTAATAATTTAATTGCTTTGGTGTAGTTTTCTGTAATTTCGTTTTCAATAGTTTCTGCAATAAATGTTAATTGCAATTCATCAAGTTTTGTAATCTTTAACCCATACAATGATTTTAATTCAGTTAATTGTGTATCATCTTCTAAGTTATAGTTTTCTAATAAGTCAACTTGTGCAACTTTATTACATACATCGAATAAATCTTGACCTTTTAAAAACTTACCATTACTATCAGTTGGGTATGGTTGCCCATTATATAACTTACAAGGTAGCTTAATCATACCTACTCTATAAGCATCTCTATTTATTCCCCATTTAACCGCTGCTCTTTTAAACGCATCTGAACTTTCGCCCTTTTCTTTTTCTGTTCTACTCTCAGTTCCACAATCACTTTTAAAAATCCATTCATCATTTACTTTAATTCCTATTGAGCAAAACAAATTACCTTTAACTTCATAGTATTTATCACACCAATTTTCAGCACCTACAATAGTGTCTAAATGTTCTGCAACATCTCTCGCATCTACATAAGCTATCATTTGAACGTGTGTCGGATTTGTTTTAGGTATTGCACTTTGTACTCTCCACTTAAATGGGATTGTTTTTTTTAATAATCTAATACTCATTTTATCTTTTAATTATGTTTTGTATTGTTGTTCTTGGTATGTTTTTTAATCTTGATATTTGGATTATTTTATAACCATTTTCATATAATGATTTTATCTCATTACGTTCTACATTAGTATATTTTGCAAATGGATTATTTTCGCCTTTTACATTAATTAACCCTATACCAATAGCATGATTAATGTTTTCTCTACAAGTAACCCACTCTAAGTTAGTATAATGATTATCTTTTTTATTTCCGTTTTTGTGGTTTATTTGTTTTCCTTCTTCATTACCTATAAATGTATAAGCTACTAATCTATGTATTGCATATTTTTTAGATACATTATTTACATTTAATTCAATTCTTAAGTATCCACTTTTTGTTATAAATGGATTAATCAACTTATTAGTTCTTTTAGAATATATTTTGCCACATTCTGAAATTAAATAATAATCTTCATACCCTTTTAATTCTTTAAACTTTAAAGATAGTTGTTCGGGTTTAATTAGCTGACTCATTTTGTTTTTGGTTTTGATTTTCTAAAATTGATATGTGAATTTCTTGTATCATTTCAAATACAAATTCAGGTGTGTAGTTTATTTCTACTTTGTCATTCAAAGCATCTTGTTTTACTTTAGCTTTGATTTTTTCGATTAGTTGGATTGTTTGTTGCATATTGTTTAACTAAATTGTTAGTGCAAATATAATAC